CAACTGTACTGGCGGTCGCAGCGGCTGGGCTCTTCGGCCATCGAGATCAAGGCGTTCTCGTATGCGATGACGCAATTGGGCGGCTCTTCTCAAGGGGCTGCCAACGCGATGGAGAGCATCGCCGAGTTTGTGAAAAGCTCACCAGGAAACGTTGATTTCCTTTTACAGTGGGGCGTTTCGCCCGAGCATATCGGCAATGCCAAAAAGTCGCTCCAAGACTTGGGAGAGACGTTCAAAAAGCTGGACTACTGGACTGCCAAAAGCATTGCCGGGGCAATCGGCATTGATCCGCTTACGCTGCAGGCGATGCTAAAGGATACGGGCGAATTCGAGAAATGGTACGCCGAGATGGCGGAGCGCATCGGCAAGTTGTTCGGTGTTAATCTCGACGATGCGTCCGGCGCAGCAAAAGAATTCGCGACCAACCTTCGTATGCTGAAGGCCGAAGCCGAGCTCGCGTTCAATCTTGCACTGTACAAAGTTCTCGACTGGTTGCTCCCACGGCTTGAGGCGCTGGCGAAATGGGTGGAGGACATCCTCTCAGGCAAAAAGCTGTCGGGTGTCGGCGGCGAGTTCCAGAAGATTGCCAAGGACGTAATGTTGCTGCTCGACGCGCTGGGCGAGCTCGCTGGCACGCCGTACATGCAGAATTTCGCCGACAAGATGCTGAGCGCGCTGGATCACGTGATCAAGGGGCTGACCGGATTGGTGAAATTGGTCAACGACGTCGTCAATGGAAATTGGGCGGCGGCTTGGGCTGACGTGAAAGGGATTGTCTGGCAGGGCTCAGGCGTACTTGATGATGTAACCGATGCTGTAGTCGGCTACGGCCAAGACAAGTACAACCGCGACCCTGTCGGTGACCCCCACAATCTGATGCCAGATTGGATGCATGGTAACGCCAACGACAACGAAGTTGGCGGGAGCGGAGGAGGTAGGCGAGGGGGTGGCGGCACAACCAAGGCACAGCAAGCCGAACGCCTGCTCATGGCGTCAGGCTTTTCCGCCCCGGTGGCAAAGGGTATTGCAGCGGTCCTCTGGGCCGAGTCAGGCCTTAACGAGCGTCGCTGGAATGGCGAGGGCAGCGGCGCCTATGGGCTGGCACAGTGGCTGACCAAGAGCCGCGTCGCTGAATTTGCGCGCAAGTTCGGGCATTCCATCTACGGGTCGAGCTTTGAAGAGCAGATCGCGTTCGTGGCGCATGAGTTGCGCACCACGCATTCGGCTGTCGGTGACCGCATCAGGCAAATGACTGACCCCCTAATGGTTGCTGCCCATGTTATCGACCAGTTCGAAGCGCCCGGCCCGGCTGGCGCGCGTGGAGACTTGCGTAGGGCTGGACAGTACCTCGGCGTATCTGGCTCCGGTCGGTCGGCAACCGTCAACCAGACCAACAGCTATTCGATTGCGAGCAACCACGACCCGAAGGCGATCGCGCATGAAATTGCCGCCACGCAGCACGACATCAACCAGCGGCTCGTCGCGAATTTCGGGCTGATTGTGCAGTGACCCCCGGCAAAGGCATCCTCCGCGTCTTCGGCGGCTTCTATGCCGAAGTAACCGTTCGCGAGCAGCATACCGACGACCTGACCATCACGACGCACCCTGTCGAACGTGGAGCGCCAATCTCGGACCACGCCTTCAGGATGCCGGCGCTTCTGACCATCGAGGCCGGGTGGTCGGCGGCTGGCGCCTACGAACAAGCAAACCCCTCAACGGCGGACACCAAGCCAAGGTCCAACTTCCAGAAGCTGACGGACGCCTACAACCGTCTATTGCCGACAGTCGCGGCAATCGGCGGGACCGACGCCGTGACCAAGCTCTCGACCGCCTACAACACCATCGCGCTGGGCAACGCGCTGACCTCGCAGTCGTCGACACAGAACCTGAACGACCTCTACGGCCAGATCGCACCGGTGATCGATGAGTACAGCCCGGCAGCCGCACAGACGCTCGCAGGCATCGTCGCCAACATCGCCTCAACGCAGGACCAGCAAACCGGCACCGAAGACGGCGCCAAACCGCTACGCGACCTCTATGAGAAACTCATCCAGCTTCAGCGCAGCGCCAAGCTTATCTCAGTTGAAACCGGCAAACGCGCGTACGACAACATGCTGATCCGGTCGATCCGAACACAGACCGATCAGTCCTCGGAAAACATCCTGATGATCACCGCGCAGTTGCAGGAGGTTTTGCTCGTGGACACGGTTCAGACGACCATGCCGGCGACCGCCAGACGGGCTGATCCCGCAGCCTCTGGCGGGGTCACGCAGAAGGGCGTGAAGTCGGCCGTCAGCTACTCCGGCCCGATCCCGACGTACGCCTGAGGCGCTTGTGGCAGCTTTCGAAATCCCTCTCACCGCTGAGCCGCAGACGTTCTCGGTCCAGCTGCTTGGCATCGCCTACCAGATGACCGTGCAGTGGCGGAACAATGCCCAAGGCGGCTGGGTGCTCGACATCGCCGACGCCGCTGGAACGCCGATCGTCAGCGGTATCGCGCTCGTCACCGGGACGGACCTTCTTGGCCAGTATGCCTATCTGGGCATCGGCGGCTCGCTGCTTGTGCTGAATAATGCTGGCGGCGATGATGCGCCGACGTTCACCGATCTCGGCACCGATACCCATCTCGTCTTCGTGACCGCCTGACCATGGCCACTCACAACCAGTTCATCCGCAAGGCGAGTCTGTTGATTGGCGACGGAACGACCGCCGTTGACATGTCCAATCTGCACTTCTCGTTCCGGATCAAACAGGCGGAAGTTGGCATCCCGCAGACGGCATCGATCCGGATCTACAACGTCTCGAACGTCACGTTTCAGCAGATTGTCGAGTACACCAAGGTCCAGCTCAGCGCCGGATATCAGCACGGCGCATTCGGGGTCATCTTCAACGGCGAGATCGTCCAGGCAAAGGCGGGCAGGGAAAACGCGGTCGATTCCTACATCGATATCATCGCCGCCGAAGGCTACCGAAGCCATCAGCAACCAATCTTCGTCACGTTGGCCGCCGGATCGACCGTGCTCGACATGGCGAATGCCGCAGCCGCCGCGATGGGCCGCAAGCTGAACAACTTCACGAGCGAAAAGCCTGCGCAGTTGCCGCGCGGTATCACTGCTTATGGTGCAGCGCGGCGTGTGCTGACCGATGCGGCGACCAAGATGGGGGCGATCTGGTACTTTTCGAACGAAGGCATTGACCTCGTCCCGGTCGACAGCCCCAAGAGAAAAGAGTCGGTAGTCTTGAACGGCGGCACCGGCATGATCGGCTGGCCGGAACAGACGCAGGACGGCATCCGCGTGCGCTGCCTGCTCAACCCGAACCTGACGCTTGGTGCGACGATTAAGCTGAACAATGCTTCCATTCAGGCGGCGACATTTGCCACCGCCTATCAAGCCCAAGTCGGGAACTACAACCTGCCCCGCCCCGACCCGGACGGTACCTACCGCATGTACGTGATCGAGCACTCCGGCAACACCAGGGGAAATGACTGGTACAGCGACTTGGTCTGCCTCTCGGTCGATCTCACCAATGCAGGCATGACCGGCATCTTTCAGAGGTACCTGTTCTGATGGACCAGCGGCAACGCCTCGGCGACCCGACAACAGCTATCGCGATGGCAACGCGCGAGCGACAAGCGCAAATGTACACCGCCCTGCCCGGCATTATCCAGTCCTTTGATCCCGCCGCGATGACCTGCGAAGTCCAGCCCTCGATCCAAGGCACGCTGTCCGATCCGAAGACCGGCAAGGCGACGAACGTGAACCTGCCGCTTCTGGTCGACTGTCCCGTGCAGTTTCCCTCTGGCGGCGGCGTCACGCTGACCATGCCGATTGCAGCGGACGACGAATGCCTCATCATCTTTGCCTCGCGCTGCATCGATGCCTGGTGGCAGAATGGCGGCATCCAGCCCCCAATGGTCTACCGCATGCACGACTTGTCGGATGGCTTCGTCATCCCCGGCATCTGGTCGCAGCCGCGTGTGCCGGCCGGCGTCTCGACCAGCAAGGCACAGCTGCGCAGCACCGACGGCGCTACAATTCTCGAGCTCGATCCGCAGGCGCAGCGCATCAACATGGTGGCGCCGGGCGGCGTCTACATCAACGGCATCCACTTCGACGAGCACAAGCACAGCGACGTCCAAGCCGGATCAGGAATCAGCGGAGGCCCGCAATGAGAGTTCGCGCGCTCGACGCCAACGGCGACATGACTTTCGGCCTCAGCGCCGCCAACTTCCTCATCAATTCTGCAGCGGCGGTCGCGCAGTGCATCAATACCCGGCTTGGCCTGATCAAGGGTGAGTGGTTCCTCGACACGACTGAGGGCACCGATTGGGGCGGCAAGATACTCGGCCGTCAGCCCAAGGCGGGGTACGACGCCGAGATCCGCCGCGTCATTCTCGGCACGCCGGGGGTCACGCAAATCACCGCCTATTCCAGCGACCTGACCAATCGCGCGCTGGCGGTGAACGCGACGGTACTGACAGCATACAGCGCACAGTCGCTCGTACTTAGCGCGGCATTTGGCCGGGGGCTGCAGCCGGTTGCACCCGTTACCGGGTTCCCGGTCGGCACCTCACCGTCCCTCGCGTTGCTCGACTTCACTTTCGTGCTCGATGAATCGGTTCTCGGATAAGGGCTACCGCAGACGTGACAACCTATCCGCTTCCAACGCTGGGCGCCCAGGTGGGCCCGGCCGGGATCACTGCGCCCTCTTTCGACGATACCCTGCTGTCGCTTCAGGCGACCTATCAGCAGATCTACGGCGCCGATGCTGTCCTCACTCCCGATACGCAAGACGGTCAGTGGATTGCGGCCATCGCGCAGGCAATTGCCGATGTGAATGCCGGGGCGATCGCGGTCTACAACAGCTTTTCGCCCAGCACCGCACAAGGCGTCGGCCTGTCCTCCGTCGTGAAGATCAATGGCCTTCGCCGCGAGACGCCGTCGAACTCCACTGCGCAGGTTCTGATCACCGGCACGGCAGGGACCGTCATCACGAATGGACAGGTGCAGGATAGCAGCGGCAACGTCTGGAACCTGCCGACCACAGTCACCATTCCGGAAAGCAGCTCGATCACCGTCACAGCGACTGCTGCGCAGCTTGGGGCCATTTCCGCAGCTATCGGGACAATCACGAAAATCCTCAACCCGACGCGCGGCTGGATTTCTGCGACAAACACGTCCGCCGCCTCGCCGGGCGCGCCGGTTGAGAAGGACGCGACCCTGCGCCAGCGTCAGGCCCGGTCGACCAACCTGCCGGCCCGTACGCCGCTTTCAGCCATCCTCGCTGCTGTCCGCAATCTTCCCGGCGTCTCGCGGGCAGAAGCGCATGAGAACGACACGGGGACGACCGATAGCGAAGGCGTGCCGGCCAACACGATCTGGCTGGTGGTCGAAGGAGGCGATACCACGGCGATCGCGACGGCGATTGCGAACGGCAAGATCGGCGTCGCGACCTACGGCAGCGTGATCCAGACCGTGACCGACGAGTTCGGCATACCGTCGACGGTCCGCTTCGACCGGCCGACTTACCGCCGCATCGTGGTCAACGTCACGCTGAAGCCGCTTGCAGGCTACACTGTGCAGACCGGCAACAACATCATCGCGGCGATCAACGCCTACATCAACTCGCTGGCAGTCGGTGAAAGCGTGTTCCTCACGCAAGTGATTGCTGCTGCGATCCAAGGCAGCGGCGCTCCGACCACCTTCAACCTGACAGCGCTCACCATGGCGGTCTACCCCGACTCACCGGCGGCGGCTGACCTTCCGATGGCGTTCAACCAGGCCCCGCAGCAGGCGCTGGCGGACATCAGTCTGGCGCTGATCTGATGGCGGGCGACGTCACGCCCTACACCGGGCTGATCACCTCAAAGCATGCCGACAAGCCGAATTTCATGGCAACGGTCGCGGCATCGGTGCAGCCGATTGCCGATACGCTTGCGACCTTGAACGGTCTGAACGCGGCATTCGATCTGGACCTTGCGCAGGGGCAGCAACTGGACATCCTCGGCGAGTGGATCGGCGCAAGCCGGTTCGTCTCAAGTGCGCTGGACGGGGTCTATTTCAGCTTCGACATCAGCGGGCTTGGGTTTGAGCAGGGGGTCATTTGGAGTCCCGGCGAGCCCTTGACCGGTCTCATCGCTCTTCCGGATGACGTCTACCTGACGCTTCTCAAGGCCACGATCGTCGCCAACCATTGGGATGGCTCGATCTCCGGCGCCTACACCGCATGGCAGACGCTGCTCGGGCCGCAGGGTTATCAGATCCTGATCCAGGACAATGGCGACATGACCATGGTCCTCGCGCTGCATGGTGCGCTGGTCGATCCGGTGTTCACTCAACTGTTCGCGGCTGGGGTCCTGGATCTGCGGCCGGCTGGCGTGGAAGCGTCCTACGTCATTCCGACCATTCCCGCCGCACCCTTCTTCGGCCTCGATATCGAAACCGAGTACGTCGACGGCCTCGATTTCGGTGCCTTCGGCCAGTTCACCTGACATCGGAGTAACTCATGCCCGCAAGCACGGATTTCCTGCCCTTTGCCACGGGGGCAGGCGCAAACGTCGTTTCGCAATCGGTCTATGCGGCCGACTCTGCCCTCAGCAACGGCTTCTCCTCGGGCATTGCGTCTTCTGCCAAGTTCAACAAGGTGTTCCGGCAAGCGAGCTTCGTTGCCGCCGGCGTCGCAACGTGGATGGCGAACGCGCTGAACACCAACATTCCCGATGACGGCAACCTCAGCGCCTTCGTCGCCAACCTCGCGCTGGCGGTGCGAGCCGCGGCATCAGGCGGCAACTTCATTGCCGACACCGGTTCGGTCAACACGCTGATCGGCACCAGTTCGCCGGCGCCAACCGCGCTTGCGGCAGGCATGCAGGTCGCAATCCAGATCGCCAACACGAACACCGGCGCGGTGACCTTCAACTATGCGGGCCTTGGTGTGAAGGCCGTCCTTTCCGAGGGCAACGCGGTCAAAGCGGGCCAGATGGTCGCGGGCCAGATCTACCTGCTGATGTACGACGGCACGCAGTGGGAATTGCTGAGCGTAGGTGTCGACGTTCCAGCGAGCACGTCCCAAGCCGGCATCGTGTTGCTGGCCGCCAATAGTGATGTGGCGGCCGGCACCGATACCGCGAAGGCTGCGACCGCACAGGGTGTTGCCAGAGCGGTGCAGTCTGGCGGCTACAACTACGCAGCCGACAGCGGCAGTGCCAATGCCATCACGGTTACGTTGACCCCTGCACCAGCTGCGTATTCGGTCGGCCTCGTGGTCGAGGTCCTGATGAACGCCACGAACACCGGTGCGACGACGATCAACGTCAACGGGCTTGGCGCGAAGACCGTGCAATTCAATGGCGCCGTGCTGGTTGCCGGCCAGCTGGTCGCGGGCCGCATCTACAGCATGATCTACGACGGCACGAACTTCCAGCTTCAGACGTCCGCCGCGCCGGTTATCACTGCTTCTTCGTTCTCTGCCTCGGCGGGCTACATCCAGTGGTCCAACGGCTTCAAGATCCAATGGCAGACAATCACCGTGACGACCACGACGACCCAGTCGTTCAGCTATCCCAGCGCGTTCAACAACGCGTCGGTGGCCTGGATCAACGGCGATGATGCCTCGAACGACGTCTCCGTCTTCGTCTCCGGCACCACGGCAAGCGGCGCGACGGTGCGCAGCACGTTGGCCTCTTCGGCGACCTGCACCCTCTTCTCCATCGGCTACTGAGGCTCCCCAAATGCGGTATTTCTCTCCATCGACGCGCGGGTTCTACACCTTGGATGCCAATGCTGGCTTCATCCCGGATGATGCTGTCGAGATCGACGACAACGCATATGAGGATCTCATGGCCGGACAGGCCACTGGTCAGCAGATCCTGGCTGGCAAGGATGGCATGCCTGTGCTCGCCGATCCTCCTTTGCCCTCCGACGCCGAACTGATCACGCGGTGCAAGGAAACGGCGCGGAGCTTGCTCGCAGCGACGGACTACACGCAGGCTGCCGATGTCGCGGGCGCGCTGAAGAACGCATCTGCATTCACGGACTATCGAGCAGCGTTGCGCGCAATTTTTCGCAACCCGGTAAAGTCGCCGAAATGGCCTGAGACACCTCAGCCCGATTGGGGCTGATCAGCCGCCGCCTGACCCTACCCAGTTCCAGAACCCCGCTTCGGCGGGGTTTTTCTTTGCCAGGATGCGCCAGACATGACCTTTACCCCCGGCAAGGTGCTTACTGCCGCCGACCTCAACGCCGCGCTCGCGAACTACGTTCCGATCGCCTCGCTGGCTGCCACTGCATCCGGACAGGGCGGTTCGCTGGTCGGCCTGTCCACCGGCGATACGGTAGAGCAGTTTCTCGCAAAACTGATGGGTACGAATGGCGCCGGTATCATCGGTGCGGCTGGCGGCGGCTCGGTTCAGGCATTCTTCAATATGCTCATGTCGAGCACCGGCGCTACTGCGATCGGCTACGGTAGCGGGACGGTCAAGGCAGCGCTTGACGCCACCTCCATCTCGATTTCCGATCTCGGCTCGCGCGCTTCGTTTCTGAAGACCTATCCCTCGGCACTGCCCTATGAGGTCCTCCAGATCACCGGCGGCGGTGGTTCGGGCGGCACGCCCGGGACCTATGTCGGCGGCACCACCGGTGGCTTTGACGGGTTCACGTGGTCGGTGTTCGTCGGCTCGGATGGCAAGGCCGTCCCCCGTATCGATACACCAGGCATCTCGACCAGCAACACAGCGCCGACGCTTGTCATGCCGACGATCCCCGGCCTGACCGGCGCGACAACGCCTGTGGCGGTTGTGGGAACTATCCCGGTCAACCGGCTCTTTATGTCGCCGTCCACCGATGGCAGTCAGCGCATCGGCTGGATCAACAGTGCCGGGTCGCTCAGTCCCTACCTGATGGCGGGCGTCCAGTACTCCGAATATCTGAAGGCAGGTGTCGACGCCGCCATAGCCTCGGTGACCAGCATCATTTCCGAGATCCAGACTGATGCCTTCGCGATGGCGAGAGTCGACAAGGATGGTTTCCTGATCGAACTGCTTGGCAACGACTTTCTGCAGCAGTCCCCGAACCAGACCTTTCTGCTGGACCTGATCAGCCACTCTACGATCGAGACCGATGCCTTCGCCTACGCGCTTGTCGACAGCGCCGGCTTCCTGATCGACGCGTTCATTGCTGACAGTACCGGTTCCTATTGGGCCAGCACGGGCAAGCCTATCCTAACTTTGGGAGCAATTCCGGACGTCAGCGCAGCCGCGCCGGTTGATGGCGACACGCTTTCGTTTGATGCCGCCACCGGCAAATGGAAGGCAAAGGCCCCAAGCACCGCCGATGTGACGCCCTACATGCCCGCAGGGAACTATCTTGCGGCTGCGATCTACGGCCAGTCGGTCTTCCGCGGTTTCGATACGACCGCCATCAGCACGAGCGCGTTTTCGGGCGGAGGTCTGCTGATGTTCAACGGCGGCATGTCCGGACTGGACTACTCGAACTCGGCCAATCTGGCGTCGCTGACGAACGCGGTTGAGGCAGGGGTGGAAAGCGCTGGTCGCGGCGTCGGTGAAAGCTTCTCGCAGTTTTTCGCCAGTGAAGCAGGCTATGCCTTCACCGCTGATGGCGTAAACCTGATCCTTTCGGTCCCGGCAGAAGGCGGCAAGAGCGCAGCCGAGCTTTCCAGCGGCGGCGCCTATTTCCCGCGCTTGCAATACATGATCGACGCGATCGACACGTTGGCGCGCGCCGGCGGCAAGGTGCCCGATGTCGTCCACATCGTCTATTGCCAGGGCGAGGCCGATACAGTGGGCGGCACTTCCGCGGCGCTGTGGTATTCCCAGATCGAGACCGGCATTCGGCAGCCTTTCGAGACCTATTGCCAGACCAAGTTTGGCCGGAAAACCAAGGTCCGGGTCATCATGACCCAGGTGGCAAGCCACGAGTTCTACGGCATCACCGACCCGGCCATCGCGCGGCAGGTGCTGGCCATGTGCAACACCGACCCGAACTACATTCTTGCCGGTCCGATGTACCAGTATAACTATGGCGCCGCCGGGATCGGCTCACACCTGCTCAACGCGACCGAGGTCAAGTGGGCGGCTGCCATGTGCGGCCGTGCCCTTCAGCGCGCCGCGCGCGGCGTGCGGCACAAGTGGATCAATCCGCTGCGCGCCTGGCAGGATGGTCCGCGCACGGTTGCCATCGAGTACGATGTGCCGGTTGGCCCATTGGTGATCGACACCGTCTCTGTGACGGATCCCGGCCAGAAGGGCTTCAACCTCTATTCCGGATCGACGGAGGTGCCGATCTCAGCGGTCTCGATCGTCGGCCTCGGCAAGCGAACCGTCCTGCTCACGACCAGCTCAGACATCCCGGCAGGCTCAATCCGCGTCGACTACGCCCACAAGGGCGGCGCAACCAACGTCAACGCCGGGCGGACAACCGGGTCTCGCGGGTGCCTCCGTGACAGCGATCCTGCCGTTTTCGACCCCTCTGGGATCAACAAGCCGCTCTTCAACTGGGCCCCCATCCATCGCGTCACCGTAGGATAATCTCATGCCTCTCATTCAGACACTCAAGGGAGTATCGGCGCCCGCCGGCGCGCTCTACTACGGCGAGAGCTGGCCCAACATCGGCGGTTCGTCGCTCTACGCTGCGTACATGTTCGGCAACGGCCAGAAGAACGCAGACAACGTCCATCACGACTACAGCTTCCACGGGCGGAAGCGCACGCAGGTCGGCACGCCCACCCTTGGGTCGGGTTTCGCCACGCCCGACGCAAACAACTACTATCTCACGCCGTTTACCGACACCGAGCTGGTTGCGGCCGGCACGCCCAACGAGTGGACCTTCTGCGGCGTTGCCAGAGCGAATGGAGCTTCGAACGGCTCGTTGTTCTCTGCCGAGCATAATTCCGATCTGGCGGGGTTCCGCGCGTGGATGGCCACCAGCGGCAACTTGAGCGCGCACATGTACGATGCGGATGGCCCAACTGGCAGCGCCAACCCGATCGTCAACGGCAGCGCCGCGATTTGGAATTTTGTTGCGGTCTCTTTTTCGGCCGGGGAGGTGAAGGCTTACCGGCGCAATGCCGGAACCGGCATGCTGACCGCTAGCGCGACACCCTCGCCGGCCAGTGTGGCGACGTCGAGCAAGCAGTTCATGATTGGCCGGCGCACACCGAACACCAGCGATGCCGGCGGCATCAGCATCTGCACTGAGGCCTTCTACAACCGGGTGATGACCGCAGGCGAGATCGACACGATCTACGCCAAGATCAAAGCCTTCCTGGCGGCGCAGAGCTACGCGTTCGCGATCTAGGAGCGGCATGTGATCTACCCTTTGTCCGCCCACAAGTTCGCAATTGCCTGGCTGCCGGCGTTGACGGTCGCCTCGGTTGCCGATCCGGCGCCGCGGCTTGCCGACGCGTTCGTCGTGCCGATCGGCGGCGTGTCGATCCCGCTCGCTACCTGCGTGCTTGGCGCGCTTGGTGTGGCTCTCGCCCGTCCGCTTGCCCGGCGGCAGGAGAGCACACTGCCGCTCCCGCTTTTCCTGGTCGTTTCGGCGATAATGCTGCTGACGGTCGAAATCTGGATCATCGATAGCCGGCCGCCGGCGCTGTTCGCCTTTGTCATTGCAATCGGGCTCGGCTTCTCGGGCTTTTCCCTCATCGAGCTGGTTGGCGGCCAGGTGCGAGAGTTTGCCGCGCGCCTGATCACTGCGCTCACCAACAAGGACCAAACACCATGAGCGAAAGCTGGCTCGAGCTGGCCATTATCGGCTTCATCATCGCGGGCATTGCCGCCGCCATCTTCAAGGGCGGCGCGGCCAACCCGGAGAGCACTGGCTCTCTGGGTCGCGAGCTTCGCCAGGTGAAGAACAAAGTCGGCGCGCTCGATGTGAAGGTCGATCAGATCGAGCAGCAGGTGGCGGGCCTTGAAGGTTCCTCCGCCAAGACGCTCGACCTGCGCCGGATCGAGGCGGACGTGGCGGAACTGAAGCGCGAGGTGGGCACGCTGCGCGAGACGGTCGCCGCCCAGCATGCCGACATCGAGCACACGCGCCGCCAGGTCGACCGGCTTTACGACTTCATCGTTGAAAGGGGGATGAGCAAGTGAGCCTCGCCAGCGAATTCAAGCCCGCCAACGACGCGCATATCCGCCTCGTGATCCTGAAGCTGCTCGCCGCGCAGGCCATGGGCAATGCCAACGATGCCGTGGTCTACGAGGCACTCAATGCCATGGACCTCACCTGTAGTCGTGAAGCTGTGCGCGAGCACTTCTTCTGGATGGGCGGGCAGAACCTCGTCTCAGTGCTCGATCTGCGGCTCAACAACGGTCTCGTCGTGGCTACGCTTACGGAGCGTGGCGGCGATGTGGCCAAGGGGCGCTCGTTTGTGCCCGGTGTCGAGCGCGAGCGCGCAGGGGACTGAGCCATGGGATTGTCCCCTGCAGCTGCCAAGGCGCGCCGCAAGCGCACGCCTTCGACGATCGACCGGCTCGATCCGGAGATCCGCGAGCTGATCAGCCAGCTGCGGATCGACAAGGGCTGGACGATCGACGAAATCCGCGAGCAGCTCGTGCAGATCGGGCAGGGACATGTCAGTCGCTCTGCGTTGGGGCGCCACGTTCGCTCGCTCGAGGACGTGAGCGCGGATCTGCGCGAGACACAGGTCTACGCCGAAGCGCTCGCCAAGCAGGCGGGCAATTCCGACCAGAGTCGCATGCTCGATCTCAACGCCCAGCTGCTGCAGGCGAACATGTTCCGCCTGATGCTGGCGGCCAAGGATGGCGAAGGTATCCAGCTCGGGCCTAAGGACGCCAAGGACTTCGCCGATGCGCTGCGCTCGATCGCGCTGACCCGCAAGACGGACATGGACCTGATCGAGAAGGCCGAGAAGCGCGCGGCCGAGAAGGCGACCAAAGAGGCGGCTGAGAAGGCTGTGAGCGCGGCCCGGACCAAGGGGCTGTCGCGCGATACGGTCGAGGCGATCCGCTACGCCGTGCTGGGGAGCGAGGGATGATTGACGAGAACATGATCCTGCCGTGCGACGTGAAGCTGCCGCCGGCAACGACCATCAAGGCCGGCTGCACGCTGGGCACACTGCTCCTGGCGCTCAAGGCGGTCGAGCGACCTTCGCAGTTCGGTACTGACCTGCAGAACGTGCCGGAGTGCGCGGACTGCATTCACCTGCAGGGCAAGACCACCTGCGGCCGGCCGGTGCCGAGTTACTGGAACCCGGCAACCAACCAACGCAGATCACGCGTCGCCGCCTCGATCGAGATGGAGCGCACCGATCGCAAGGTGTTGGGCAGCAAGCGCGTCCGCTGCGGCACGGCCGGGATCTACTTCGAGGCGAAGGGCCCGCCAATCGGCGGCAAGTCCGGCACCGTGATCATCGATGAGGCGGCACATTTCCTGCCCGGCCGAGACACTGTCGGCGACAGCGATGGGGACGATGGAGCATGAGCGGTGCTGGCAACCCCTGCCCGGTTAAGGGCTGCACCGCGCACGCGAAGCCAAACCAGCTGATGTGCTGGCCGCATTGGCGCCGGGTGCCGAAAGCGCTCAACCACGCGGTCTTTGACACCTATCGCAACCTGCGCCGTGATCCGGCTGCCTACCGGCAGGCGCGTGATGCGGCGATTGCCGCGGTGGAAGCGAAGGAAGCGGAAGAGCGCGCCCGATGAGGCTCTCTCCCGAAGACCAGGCGAAGCGTGACGCGCTGATCCGGGCGCGCGAGATCCAGGGGGATCGCGCGGCTTCGGAAAACGCGATCATGCGGCTGCCCAAGGGCGACCTGCTGCTGGGCTACCAGCAGAAGCCGGTGAACATGCTGTTCGCGGGCGTCTCGCTCCTCGTCATCGAGAAATCGCGGCGCATCGGATTGACGTGGGGCATGGCGGCCTATGCCGCGCTGCGCGCCGCCAGCTCCACTGCGGCAGGCGGCCAGAACGTCTGGTACATGGGCTACGACAAGGACATGACCCTCGAGTTCATCGAGGTCTGCGCCATGTGGGCTCGGGCGTTCGGCCATGTCGCCGGCGACGTCGAGGAGGACGAGGTCCTCTACGTCGACGACAATGGCAAGGAACAGGGCGTCAAGGCGTTCTCGATCCGCTTCGCCTCCGGCTACCGGATCACGGCGCTGCCGAGCGTGCCGCGGGCACTGCGCGGCAAACAGGGCATCGTCATCATTGACGAAGCCGCGTTCCACAAGAACGTGAACGAAGTGATCAAGTCGGCCATGGCGCTGCTGATCTGGGGCGGCCAGGTCGTGGTGATTTCCACGCACGACGGCGTCTCCAACCCGTTCAACGTGCTGCTGGATGAGATCAAGGCGGAGAAGCGCAAGGGCGCCTGGCTCAAGATCACGTTCCGCGATGCGATGGATGCCGGGCTCTATGAGCGGGTCAGTCTGGTCGCCAAGACCAAGGGCACAGAGCTGCCGCCCAAGGACCAATGGGAAGCGGATATCCGCGCTGCCTATGGCGATGACGCGGAGGAAGAGCTCGACTGCATCCCGAAGGTCGGCTCGGGCTCGCTCATCAGCCTCGAGGACATCATTGCGGCCGAGCATGACGACTGCGGCATCCCGGAGCTTTACCAGGGCGGGCTTTGCTACATGGGCCGCGACGTGGCGCGGCGGCGCGACGGCCAGATCCAGATCGTGGGCGAGCTGCTGGGCGATGTGCTGTGGGAGCGCGATGGCTATCGTGAGACCGGGCAGAGCTTTGCGCATCAGGACGCCTGGTTCGATGCCCGTTTCGCCGATCGCCGCATGGTGCAGGCGCGCGTTGACCAGACCGGCATGGGCGAGAAGGTGGTGGAAGATCAGATCCGCAAGCACGGCGCGACGCGTGTCGTGGGTGTGCTGCTGACCGGCCCCAACCGTGTCGACCTTGCCCTTGGCCTCGCTCGGCGGTTCCAGGAGCGCAAGATCCGGATCCGGCACGACGCGCGGACCCGTGCCGATCTGATGGCGATCAAGAAGATCGGTTCGGAAGAGTCGGGCGGGATCCGCATCATCAACGACGGCGCCGTCCACGCGGACGAATTCTGGGCCTATTCGCTGATGAGCCAGGCCTGCGACATGGCGGGCGCGCTCTATGAGTACCGCGGCATCCGCGTGGGCGGTCGTTTCGAGGGCGGCCCGAAGCGCGGGCAGCCCGGATGGGTCCATCCCGACGATATCGGCCGCGAGACGCGCGGCACCCGCTTCGGCATGCCGGGAGCCTGGTAATGGAACTGCAGGTGCAGGTCGCTGTGACTGTCAACGAGATCGAGAAGCTCATTGCCGCGCTCAAATCGGCGCCAGGCGCGGATCAGCGTGCCGTGGCCGTGGCGAGGACGCATTTCGAGACTGCGCTGCTGTGGACCGCCAACGCAGCGGCCGGCGAGGCTATCATCAATGGCTAGTGCTCCTCCTACGCTGGTCGATCCGTACGGCCGCCCGCTGATCCGTGAAGCGCTGACACGCGAGATCGCCGCGCCTTCGCGCACCTCAGTTCGCACCATCCAGTCCGGCCATCCGGCGCAGGGACTTGATCCCGGCAAGCTGGGCACGATCCTGCGCGCGGCCGAGGACGGCAACGCAATCGCGTACTTCGAGCTGGCGGAGGAAATGGAGGAGAAGGACCTCCACTATCTGTCCGTGCTCGGTACTCGGAAGCGCGCCGTCTCGCAGCTGCCGATCGAGGTCGAGCCGGCCGACGACAGCGCGCAGGCCAAGGATGACGCCAAACTGGTCGAGGACTGGCTTGACCGCGATCTCCTTGAGAGCGAGCTGTTCGACATCCTCGACGCGATCGGCAAGGGCGTGAGCACGGTCGAGCTGATCTGGCAGACGACATCCTCGCTCTGGACGCCTAAGCTCCTCAAGTGGCGCGATCCGCGCTGGTTCGAATTTGACCGGACCGATGGCGAGACCTTGCTGCTGCGCGGCGGCGAGCAGGGCATCGGCGAGTCTACGCCGTTGCCGGCTGCAAAGTTCATCACGCACTTCCATCCGGCCAAGAGCGGTCTGCCGATCCGCAGCGGTCTCGCCCGCATCGCGGCGTGGGGCTACATGTTCAAGAACTTCGCGATCAAGGACTGGGTGACCTTCCTCGAGGCGTATGGCCACCCGATCCGGATCGGCAAGTACGGCCCCAACGAGAGCGAAGAGAACAAGTCGATCCTGGAGCGGGCGCTCTACCAGCTCGGCTCCGACGCGGCCGCCGCGTTCCCGGAGACAATGTCGGTCGAGTTCGTCGACCGGAAGGCCGGCACTGCGCCCAACGATCTGTGGCGTAGCCACGCCGAGTACTTCGACCTGCAAATCAGCAAGGCGGTGCTGGGACAGACCAACACGACCGATGCGCAGGCGGGCGGGCTCGGCTCCGGCCAGGCGAACGTGCACAACGACGTGCGCGGCGACATCGAGCGGGCCGATGCCAAGCTGCTGGCCGCGACGCTCAACCGTGACCTGGTCGTGCCACTGGTGATGCTCAACCGGGGCATGCGGGACAAGTATCCGCGCATCAAGATCGGCCGTCCCGATCCGGTCGACGTCGAGAGCATGGTCAAGTCCGCCACCGCCTTGGCTGGGATGGGCGTGGAGATCGACGCGGATGAAGTGCGCGAGCGCGCCGGCCTTCCGGGCGCGAAAGCAGGCGGCAGGATGCTCGTGCCGGGAAGTCAGATGAGCCCTGATCCGGCGACCCCTCCAAACGGCGCTGGAACGCCCGCAGGAGCGCGTGGAGGCGCTGTCCCCGCCAAACCGGGCGCGGCAGCGCTCTCAAGGCCTCTTAAACCGGCTGACGGGGCTACTGAAGCCGCTCTCCAGAGTGCAAGATCGGGTGGTGGCGACGGAAATGGCGGGCAGAGCGTCCGAGAGCCCGATGCCATCGCGCTCACGACGGAAGAGGCGCTCGGCGACTGGGAGGCCCTGATCAACCCGCTGCTCGATCCGGTGGAGACGCTGATCGGGGACTGCGGCGATCTTGGCGAGCTGCAATCGCGCCTGGTCGAAGTGCTGGGCGACATGGATGTGAGCGCCTTCGCCGATCTTCTGGCCAAGGGGCAATTCGCGGCTCGGATTGCAGGGCTGGCGAGCCCGCAGCCGTCCGGAGACTGAGCATATGGCCGCGTCCAACCTGCGCCAGCGTGATTTCGATCTGGCCTTTGCCTTCGGCCGATCTGAGGTCGCAGCCTATCGGGACGCTACAGGCGCGCTGGCGACCGCTGCAGTGGATGCGCCTCGCTTCGACCACGATGCGGCCAGGGCTTCGCGCGGCCTGCTGGTGAGTGCCGGGTTCGATTTCGGCGGCGGCGATCGGGTAGTGGTTGAGCCGGAAATCCTGCCCGCAGCACTGTTCGACTTTACGACGCCGACAGCAAGCGATGCGACTGTGTTCCACTGGTTTGCGCCTGCTGTCGATGATGATGCCGACTGGGCGCCGGTTCGCAGGGCCTGGTACACTCGCAGTGCCAAGCTCTGCGCTGACGCACTCATGGCGCAGGCCGGGCATCATCTGGCCATCGGTGTGGTGAGCGGCTTTCGCACCAACGTTCTGGGCAGGGTTCGGTACCGTGGATATTCATGGACGGTCGCGGGAGTGCTGCTTGCGGGCGCTGCGGCAATCTCTGACAGCCAGGGCCGGCCTCTCATCACGGGCGGCGCGAGCAGGCGAAGCTAAGCGTGGCGGGCACGACACCAGAGCCTTTGCCGCGCCTTGATCCGGCGGAAGCGATCGCGTTCTTCCGCGCCAAGGGCTGGGAGATCGCCTTCGACTGGCGTGACGTTTGGGCGGAGGAGAACATCCGCGCCTTCACCGTTGCGAAAGCGATGAGCCGCGACCTTCTCGAGGACATCCGCGGTGCCGTCGATACCGCACTCGCCGAAGGCCAGACGCTGCAGCAGTTTGCCAAGGAACTTGCGCCGCGCCTGTTTGCGAAGGGCTGGTGGGGCAAGAAGCTGATGACCGACCCGGCGACGGGCGAACAGAAGGTTGTCCAGCTCGGCAGTCCGGCGCGCCTTCGCACGATCTATGAGACCAACCTGCGCACGAGCTACATGGCTGGGCGCTGGCAGCGGATCGAGCGATCGAAGGCACTGTTCCCGTTCATCCGGTATGTCTCGGTGCTCGATGGGCGGGAGCGGCCGCAGCACCATGCCTGGCACGGCACGATCCTGCCGGTCGACCATCCCTGGTGGGACACGCACTTCCCGCCTTGCGGCTGGGGCTGCCGGTGCGATGGTCAGCCGATCAACCGCCGGATCATGGAGCGCCGCAACTGGAAGAGCGAGGCGCCGCCCGAATTCGCCAAGCGCAACTATGTCAACAAGCGGACCGGCGAGGTCATCCGGGTCGAGGCGGGCATCGATCCCGGCTGGGGCTATAACGTGGGCAAAGCGCCGCACGATGGGATCGCGCCTGCGCCGCGGCTGGGTGGCGACATGGGCGAACTCAATGCGGCGACGTTCACTGCGGCTGAGTTCGAAAAGGTCAAAGGCTTCTTCGGCGGGTTCGGTCTTGAGGATCGCGCGGCGGCGATGAAAGGCAAGATCTGGCAGGACGCAGCCGGTTGGCCGGTGCCGATCTCGCTGGGGCTGCTGCGCGGGCCGACAGGGCGCATGGTCAAGCTACGCCGGATGGAGCTGCTTGCACTCACGCTTGCCGGCCAGGTGCTGTTGCAACCCGATACGATTAGCTGGCTCTGGATCAAAGGTGAGGATGGCCGGCTGCTCCTCGTGCGCCGCTACATGTCTGCCGCCGGCGTGGTCGATATCGGTGGTAGCTTCTGGCGTTGGCGCGCCGGCGCTGCGCGTGGGCTTGCCCAGGGCAAGCTCATCTGGACGGCTGAGAAGGGCGTGCTGGCTGCCTATGATCCTCATCAGGCCAGGCATCCGAAGGGAAGCCGGGACGGCGGACGGTTTCGCAGTACCGGGCGCTCTGCTGCTGCGGCGGCGCTTTCAGGGGCTGAGCTTCCGCAGCACGTCAAGCCTTTCAACACGGCGATCCTTGGCGCGGTCTCCAGCGATGCTGCTGCCGTTGCAGCTAGGGCCGGTCTCGATATCAGCGGCAGAGGTGTGCTGCTCGACCAGTCCGGGGCAAAGCACATCCTTCAGCGGCACGGCCCGAGGGCGCAACGTCGCAAGGGCGAAGATCCCGTCGGACCATCCGACATGCTTTCGGCCCATCGCCTGCTCAATGCCGCGCATTCCTTTTCCGATGAGGGTGTGCATCGGCATGGCATGACACGCATCGCGGCCCACACGACTGGCTCGAATGGCAAGCCGATGCGGATCATCGTCGATCGCAGCAAGCGGAGCCTGCGGATCGTCACCATGTTCCATGTGGTTTGATGACTGCCGGCCTACATGCCCGAAGGCCCAAGGCGATACGTCCGAAACGTGTGGCAGAGCCCCTGCAATATGCTCATCGCGTCGGAGCTGCAAGAGCGGCTTGGCTAAACGGGCTTTCTGGGCTTAAGCAGAGGGCGCGAAGAGCGGACCCGTCGTCAATGTCGATCGGCATGTAACGCGCGCTTGTAACGCCTCGGTACAGCCGGGGCATGACGAAACCGGCTCATCCTTCCCTGGCCAACGAAGAGATGGCTCTTGCATCGATGCAGGAGCTGATCGGCGCCGACGGGCAGGTGAAGCGCGAGTTCCTGGTCCTTCCCTACGGCAATCCGTTCTACGGTCGCGATGGCCGCGGCCCCTGGATCATGCGCGACAGATCGCATGCGGAGCGGGTGCTGAACTTCACCCGGCAGACGCTCGGCGGCGTGGACATGGTGATCGACTACGATCACGCGTCCGAGTTGGCAGCGCCGGAGGGTAAGGGCCGCGCACTCGCGGCGGGCTGGGTCAGCAAGCTCGATATCCGCGAGGACGGGATCTGGGCCAGCGTTGACTGGACCCAGCAGGCCGAAGCCGAGCTGGCTGCGCGCCAGTACCGCTACATCAGCCCCTATTTCCGCGTCGACAAGAAGACGCGCGAGGTGACGCGCCTGGTCAATGCCGGCCTCACCAACACCCCGAACCTCGATCTTCCAGCGCTTGCCCACATGCGGGCCGGCGCATCTGAAGGAGAAGACCCTACCATGACCATGATTGCCCTGGCGCCGCTCGTCGCGGCGCTGGCCCTGGGTTCCGCGGCCGGCGAGACGGAAGTCCTCGCCGCGATCGGGAAGCTCAAGGCCGATCGCGATGGCAGCGAGGCTGCCCTCAATGCCGCCCGCACCGAGCTTGGCCTTGGTGCCGATGCCGGCAGCGAAGCGGTGCTTGCCGCTGTCCAGGCGGCGAAGGCGGCGAAGCCCGATCCGGCCCAGTTCGTGCCGAAAGCCGGTTACGACCAGCTGCAGGCGCGGCTGGCCCGTCTCGAGGAGGACCGTGTCCTTGCCTCGGTCGAGGCGGCCGTTGCCAGCGGCAAGCTGCCGCCGGCGATGAAGGACTGGGCGCTGGATCTCGGCAAGAAGGACGAGGCTGCGCTCAATTCCTACCTCGCTGCCGCAGTGCCGTTCCCGGCCGGTGCGGCAATCACCGGCGAGTCCAAGCCCGAGAAGGGCAAGCTCACCGAAGAAGAAAAGGCGATCTGCTCGATGATGGGCCTCAGCGAGGCCGACTTCATCAAGCATCGCGACGAAGGGAACCTCTGACATGGTTGCACTTACCGATGCCCGCGTGACGCTGCGGCGCGACGCGGAAACCTTCAGCCGCGGCGTCGCGGCGACGAAGAAGATCTTCGAGGGATCGCTGGTCTGCCTCAGCGCGACCGGCTTTGCGACGCCGGGCGCAGTCGCCACCACTCTGAAGGCCGATGGCGTGGCGCTCACCACGGTCGACAACACGAGCGGCGCTGACGGCGCGGTGAGCGTGGAAGTCCGCAAGGGCACCTTCCGCTTCGCCAACAGCGCAGCAGGCGATGCCATCACGCGGGCCGAGATCGGGACCACTTGCTACGTGGTCGATGATCAGACCGTGGCCAAGACCAACGGCACCAACACCCGCAGCGCCGCTGGCACCGTCGTCGACGTCGATGCCCAGGGTGTCTGGGTCAAGATCGCCTAAGGAGGGCAGCAAGCATGAAGATCACCGGAGCCGCGCTCCAGACGCTTGGCGTCGCGTTCAACACGGCGTTCTCGAACGGCGTCAACATGGTCGCCGACACGGACATCAGCGATATCGCGATGGAAGTGCCGAGCACCACGGGCAAGGAAGAGTATGCCTGGCTGGGCGAACTGCCCGACATGCGCGAGTGGATCGGCGACCGCGTCGTCAACCAGCTCACTGGCTCGACCTACTCGATCGCCAACAAGGACTGGGAGCAGACCGTCGCGGTCAAGCGCAACGACATCCAGGACGACAACATCGGCCAGTACACCACGCGCTTCCGCGCGATGGGCCGCGCGACCGCCTCGCACCCGCCGAAGCTTGCCTGGGGCCTGCTCAAGAACGGCTTCAACACTGTCTGCTACGATGGCCAGTTCTTCTTCGATACCGACCACCCGGTACTCGACGCGACTGGAGCGCCGCAGTCTGTGGCCAACTTCGTCGATGGCGCATTCGCGCCCTGGTACCTGATCGATACGGCGCATGAAATCTCGCCGATCATCTTCCAGAACCGCCAGGCTGCGAACTTCGTTGCCAAGGACAAGCCGGATGATGAGAACGTCTTCCGCCGGAAGGAATTCCTCTACGGCGTAGATGCCCGCTACAACGTCGGCTTCGGCCTGTGGCAGCTCTGCTATGCCTCCAAGGCGGACCTGACGGCGGACAACTTCGGCACGCTCTTCCAGATGATGGAAGGCCAGAAGGGCGACTACGATCGCCCGCTGGGCACCACGCCGAAGCTGCTGGTCGTGCCGCCGGTGCACCGCAAGAAGGCGATGCAGATCATCAACGCAGATCGCGATGCCGCCGGTGCCACCAACGTCTGGGCCGGTTCGGTCCAGCTGAAGGTCGTGCCGTGGCTGGCCTGATGCCGATCGGCGGCGCGCTGCGCGTCAAGGCTCTCCAGCCTGCTCGCCGGCGCGCGGGCTTCGCCTTCACCTCGATCCCGCGCGAGCTGGCATTCGAGGAACTGGGCGAAGGCCTCGCCGGGTTCATTCGCCTGGTGATGATCTGCGAGGATCCTTACCTCAAGGTCACGTTGGTGAACGGCGACGATGAGCTGCCCGTTGATTCGGACGTGCTCGCCGCGATGCAGAGCGTGCTCGAGGCGGAAAAGCTCCGTGTCGATCCGGCCAATCCGCCTGCGCCCATTTCTGGATTGATGGGGGAGCGCGATGCCGCGGCACCTGCCAGCGCGGGGGAAGGTGATCAGCAGCCATCCGACCCCGCGCTGGATCAGCCGATGACCATGCACGGCGACGGCCCGACGCAAGCCGGCGACGCGGACGTCGCTGGGCCGGTGGCTGGCGAGGCATCGCCGCCACTGGTTCCGGCCGGCGGACCGGAAAGCGGAGCGGTGGGAAACAACACCCCGTCGGATGCCCATGCCTCGGATGCTGGTCCGACTATTGCTGATACCACCGCGAGCGAAAGCCAACCGGCCGGGGAGCAGACCGGCTCCCCGGCCGCCGACGCCAAGCAGCGGCCGAACACCAGGCGTGAAAAGGCCAAAGCCTGACCACGCTGCAGGGCGGTGCCGCCAGGCGCGCCGCCCGGCCCATTTTTCAAGCCGTCGAGGAAGCTGAGCCGTGTCCACCTTCGCCAACGTCGCAGACATGCGCGCTCGCTTCGAGGAGCCGGACCTTGTCCAGCTTACCGATGTCGACGGCGTGGGCGTGGTTGATGAAGACAAGGTCGAGGTGAAGCTGGCGTCGGCCGACGCGCTGATCATCGGGTACATCGCCGCGCGCTACCGCGACGTAAACACCTTTGCGGGCAACACGATCCTGAAGGATGTGGCCTGCGACTACGCGTTCTCGCTGCTCTGGAAGACGGACCTGCCGAAGTGGGTCGAGGATCGGCGCAAGCTGGCGCTCGACACCCTTAGCCGCATCGCGAACGGCAGTATCAAGCTCGACCAGGGCACCGAGGAAGCGCAGCCGCGCCCCGGCCAGATCCTGACCAGCGGGCCGGAGCGGCGCTTCACCCGCGATAGTCTGAGTGGCTACTGATGTCCGTCTCATTCCGCGTCACGTCTGAAGGCGGTCTGGCGATCGAGCGCAAGCTCGCCGGCCTCGTCAAGGCGTTCGGTGATCTTGAGCCGCTGATGCAGGGCTTCGGGATCTATCTCGAGAGCGCGACGATCGACCGCTTCGAGAATGAGCGCGGTCCGGACGGCCAGCGCTGGAAGCCTTCGCTTCGCGCGCGGCAACAGGGCGGCAAGACGCTGACCGACAGCAGCCAGCTGCGCTCCTCGATCACGTCCGTCGCAGGCAGCGAAAGCGTCGAGGTGGGCACCAACAAGATCTACGGCGGCATCCACCAGTTCGGCGGCACGATCCGCGCGAAGAATGCCGAGTATCTCACGTTCCGCCTTCCCGGCGGGCTCGGCGTGCGGCGCGTGAAGTCCGTCAAGATGCCGGCGCGTCCCTTCCTGGGGCTTTCGAGCGAGGATGAGAACGAGCTGCTCGCTCTCACTGCCGACTATGCCCGCCAGCAGCTTGGGGGTGCAACATGATCGCCGCCATCGAGAACGCGGTGATCGGCGCGTTGCGCGCGATGTCGGACAGCGGTGCGCTGGGCTACCGGTACCGGCTGCTCGACACCTATCCCGACGACTTCGACCAGTACTTCACGGACAAGAAGGGCCTGATCCGCGCGCCAGCGGCGTGGTGCGTCTTCCTCGCGCTCGACGATTGCCAGGATCTGGGCGACGGTCAGGGGCCGCAGGGCATCGGGCGCTTTGCCCTTGTCGTGGCGGGGCAGAACCTGCGCAATGAAGAGGCGAGCCGACATGGCGGTCCCGATGGCGCAGCAGAGCCGGGCAGCTACCAGCTCGCGGTAGATGCCGCGCGCATCCTCTCCGATAACTGGCTGGAGGGCTTCCCGGCCGTGGCGCTGATCCGCCCGATCTCCGTCGCCGGCATCCGGCTTGTCCAGCGCACGCCGATGATGGCCGAGAACAAGCTGTCGCTGATGGCGCTAGAGCTGCGCTGCACGTTCCCGATCGGGCAGTTCGCGGACGAAGCCATCGACCTCGAGCAGCTGCATGTGGACTGGGATGTCCCGCCGATCGGGAATGTC